CAATGCTTACTTGAAATGATGGATTGGCGGCAGTAGGTTGACTGCTAATAACTATAGGTGCATACAAAGTACCAAAGACATTTGGATTTGATAATCCTGTGTTTGGCGGTGGAGTGTATTGCGTAATACTTGTATCGCTAAAAACAGTAGGATCATATTCTTGCAAGTTTAAATCTACAGTAATAGAACCATCAGGATTAAAGTTTTGATTGACTTGCATCACTCTAAATAATTTTGCAGTCCATCCATAATTAGCATTTGTAACAGTAACTATATCTCCAGCTTCTAATTCCAAGCCAATATAATTGACAGTTGCTTTTACAGACAAATCTAATCTGGCAGCTTTTAAAAATCTAGTAGCTAATAATTGAGCTTGAACATTATTATTAACTAATGGCAATTTAATAGTTTGACTATTAGTTGGCTCATTAGGATAAAGCAATGATGGAGCAACAACAGCTAAATCTACAGTTGCAGTATTAAATGCGCTATTTAAAGTTAAATCTGGAAATTGACATTGAGCAATATTATAGACATTAGATATGTCCATAGTTTGAATACTAATAGCCCCTGTAATATTGCTATCATTAATATCCATAGCTACAGAATATGTAGGGGTTTGGACTATAACACTCCAAATACCATATATTTCATTGTATTTAAGTAAACAATCACAAGAACTTGTAATGTCTTGAAGGGTTGATAAGACATTAGATTTATTGTCAATAACTCCATTAAATTTAAATCTAGGTTGAGTTGCAGAACCACCAGTATAAGGAGTAAAAGTAATGGTTTGATTGCAATAGGTATTAAGTGCCGTAAGGCTTGTAGTATCTATTTGACTTGCTGGTATTGCTGCACCATAGACTGTGCTAGTTAAATAATCATAAATGACATCACCAGCACTATTTCTAGGATTAATAATTTGAAATTGAGTTTGACCTAATGCAGTTGTTTGTGCTCCTTGATTATAAGTAAGATGAACAATAGCAAATACTGTATTGGTCATTTTTTTATTTACATCCCAAGTGTAAGTAAGACCAGTAGATTGCATTAAAGTAATTGCAGATATACTAGAATTTAAAGGAGTATTTGAGCCATTGCCATAAGTGTAAATACTTAAATATCCATTACAACTTGTATCAGTTAATCCTGTAGATGGATCAATCAATCCAGTTACATTAGCTCCACTAAATACACACTTTTTACCTTGATAATAAATATCACCAATGGTTATAGAATCTGATCCATTATTAGTTACTTCACATAAAGAAATGACAAAATAAAGATCTTGATTGTTAGTAGTAATAGATAAATCTGTAATTATTCCACCAACAAAAGCAGTTCCATAAACTGTAGGAAGTTTATTACTAGTTTGTGGTTGAATCTGAACTGCTGTACCAGTATTTAATTGAGTTTGTCCTGATGATATAGTTCCCGGTGCTGGTGTAGTGGCAGAAATGACAGCAGATGCCATCATACTTACACCCATAATAATTAATTCTGGTTGTCCAGTTACAACTCCAACTACTGTAAGAGCTGCCGCAACAATAAAATTTATAATTCCACCCATTATGATTTCTTTCCAAATGGATAAGTAAGGGTTGAAATTGTAGCAACTCGATTCATGGAAGTATCGCCAGAATTAAAATATTGCCAACTTGGATCATTGGTAAATCTTCCAGCAATTCTATTTTGAAGAATCATTTGAATATTTGCAGCAGACAAAGTAATAGTGCCAACATACATCCTTGCTTCTTGCATCCATTGTTCACTAATATTAAAAGCATTAATAAATCCATAAAAATATTGATATAAGCCGCCAGTACCGCCTGTGGTAATTAATTGATTGTTTGTATCAAAAAACCCTTTCCACATGGTAATTTGCGAACCTTTAAAATCAAGATTTAAAACTGCTCCCAATAAAGCAGTATCAAGACCTACAATAGTTACTGTAGTTTGATTGGCTGTAGATTTAATATCTCGCTGAATTTTACCAATTCCACATAAAGCACCAAGAGCATCAAAAGGTTGACTATCTACCGCAGATACAGTAAGTTTTACTGGAGCAGTTGAAAACCGATAAGTAGCACTAGGGGTAACAATCCGAACAAAATCAGCATAACGAATATTATTTGTTGTGCCATATCCTGTCCAACCAATATAAGCAGATGAATTATTAGTCCATAAGATTATATTGCCTAGATTATTGTCCCAATCAATCGGCTCTTGGTCAAAAATAATGGGGGTCATTATTCAGCTTTAGGTTCTTCTTTAGGAACTTGTGGATCAGCTTGTTCTTTAATTTTTTTTAATAATTCCCAAGCACCAGTTTTAGTAGGCAAATCTCCCAATACTGCAAGGATTCCATTTACTTCATCTAATTCTAAATTTAAGTTAATCATTTTATTTTCCTAATTGTTGTTTAAGGGAATCTACTTCTGCTTTGAGTTCTTGGATAGCCTTGATTAACATAGGAACAAATACAGAGTATTTAACAGTTTTAGTGGTTGTGCCTAAATCATTACCATTTGCATCTATATCTTTTGATGTTTCAATAAGACCAGCAAATACTTCTTCAAGTTCTTGTGCAACTACACCAATTTGTTTTTTATTTTCACCAATGAGGTTGTAATTTCGTATTTTAACTTTGCATAAATCTTCTAATTTTGGCGAAGCATCAACAATATTTTCTTTTAATTTAATATCAGAAATAGCGCCATAACTGTTATTGGTGTTTGCCACATTTCCGTTTGCCCTAACAACAAATCTGTCTGTAGCGTTTCCTGTTCCTTTATAAAAGAAACTATCTGTGCTGTTTGGGTCTTGAGTTAAAGTTGATTGAATTCCATAAGCACCAGAAACAGCACTTCCTGTATTTTGAACTACTAAACCAAAAGAATTATCAACTTGATAAACGCTTAATTTTCCATTATTAAGAACACTTGCAGTACCAATGCTTACATAACCACTTCCATTGCTAATCAATCTAGGATTACCAGCACCATCAGATAGCACAATATAATTACTTGCAGTACGAATGTCTAGACCACCTTGATTGCCTGTATAAGCACCAATAATTGTGTTGTTAGAACCAGTAGTTACGAGTTGACCAGAACCGCCACCAAAAAACGCATTATCGTGTCCAGATGTTACGGCAACACCAGATTGATAACCAACAAATGTGCTTCCATTTGATTCAGAACCAGTATTGTAAACATAGCCAGCTTTATATCCTATTGCTGTTAAAGCATTAGTAGTATTTGTGTAACCAGCCAATGCACCAAGATAAGTATTTAATGTTCCTGTTGAACTATACCCAGCTTGATAACCTACTGCTGTATTGTTAGATGCGGTGGTGTTTGAGAATAAAGCTGTTGTTCCTACAGCAGTATTGTTAGAGCCTGAAGTGTTATAACGCAAAGAAGCAACACCAAATGCAGAATTTGAAGCGCCTATTGTATTGGCATAAAGAGTATTTACACCAAATGCTGAAATATCTGTTCCACTAGTATTGGAATATAAAGCCCCACTACCAAATGCGTTTATTACGCCACCAGTATTGCTATAGCCAGCTTGATAACCTACTGCGGTGTTGTTAGATAAGGTGGTGTTTAGGGCTAAAGCATTAGAGCCTATTGCAGTATTGTATGCACCAGATGATGTATTTGCTAAAGAAACAAAACCAATAGCAGTATTTTCTGCGCCTGTAGTAGCCCCATTTGCACCATAATAAGCATTATCACCAACCGCTGTATTATGATTTCCTGTTGAGTTATATCCAGCTTGTCTTCCTACAGCAACTAAACTTGCACCAGTAGTATTACTATACCCAGCTTGATAGCCTACTGCTGTGTTGTTAGATGCGCTGGTGTTATTTTGTAAAGCCGATTGACCTAAAGCAGTATTGGAAGAACCTGTATTGTAATAAAGAACACCTTGCCCAACTGCTGTATTGTTATTTCCAGAAGAATTTGTACTTAAACTATTTTGACCAACAACAGTATTTGATGCGCCTGATGTATTAGCAGTTAAAGAACCTGCCCCAACAATAGTATTGCTAGAAACACTACCACCACCCTTACCAACAGTAAGACCTGATATAGAAACATCTGATACAAAAGTAGCAGTCGTTCCTGATACTGAAATAGCATTAGTAAAATAAGAAAAGTTAGCATCTAGCTGGCTTAATGGTAAAGCAGAAGTAGCTGTAGCAAAGATATAGGGTACTGACATATATTTTCCTTAAAATATGGATTCAATAGCTTGGAAATTTCCTGTCCATGCTATGAAAGAATCATTTGTCATAGGTACAAGAGTGTAAGTTGGATAGGCTTGTAAAACAACTTGAAAAGTACAACCAGTATAAGTTGATCCACCCATTGCAATAGTTGTTCCATATTGACCAATTACAGCATTTTGTGGGCTTGTTAAAGTAGTAAGAATAGTGCGGTGTACTGGAATTGTTACTGTGCTTCCTGAACCTCTTAAAACATCAGCAGTAGCAATATAACAATATTGATCCATTTGGCAAAAATCACCAGCTTTTACAATATAAGCTGTAGATGAAATGCTAGGCAAATTACCTAATACTAAATTTTTTCCTGTTGAGCTAGTTTGCCATTGACAAGTTGCAATTTGACCAGAAGTCATATCACCTTGATAAGCAATATAATTTACCCATCCTGTAGATGAAAAATTCAAATACTGAGTTAATGACCTATCATAGTATCTAAGATTTGCTAATAATGCTCTATTTTTACTATATAACAAATAAGACATTGGCTTCATAGTAAATTGAAAAGGTACAACAGTTAATACTTCGCTAGTAGAAATTCTTTGATTTCTAGATAAAATTTGTCCAACAAATCGCTGATCATTGATCATTACTGATTCAGAAACAGATAAAATGGTAGTTAAATTATTAGGCATAATTATCTGCTTTGCGGTAATGATCTTTGAGCCGCTTGATTAGCTGCCCAAATAGAATTTTGATTTTTAGCAATAAATTGCATAGCTGATTGTGTATCTATAGCTGACATATTCGCGATATATGGACCATTATAAGTTATTCCACTATTACCACTCATGGCAGAACCTAATTGATTATTAGGAATAATTGTTCCTGCTGTTCTTGGAATAAATAATTCTGGTCCTCTTTCGCCTACTAAAGATGGAACTCCTACTGGTGGGTTTCCACCATCAGCAAATGCACCAGATGTCCATTGTGCAGTAGTAATGCTTTCAACTCCCCCGCCACCGAAAGAATTAGCAATACCAGTAATAGCTCTCATTACAAGAGCTTTTAAAATAATTTTTTCTATATCTTGAATAATGCTTACAGCCAAATCTTTAAAACTAGCTTTGCCTGTAGTAACAAAAGTATCAATAGCATTATTCATACTTCCTGTAACTGATGAAAATATATTTTCTGCTATTTTGGCATTGTTATATGCATCTTCTTTAAATTGATTCCATGCTTTTGACCAACCAAACTCAAAAGTTCTTTGAGCTTTAATAGAATATTCTTCAGCTTTTCTAGCCATATCTGCAAATATATCACCTAGCCTAGAAACTTCTTCAGCTTGCCTATCTAATTCATCAGTAACTTTTTTAATATCTTCTTTAGTGCCTACGCTATGAGCAACTGCTTCTTCTTTCTTTTTAGCAATTTCATCTAACTTTTTGCTAGTAGCATCTAAAACTTGATTTACTGTTGACTGCACTCTTGCTTCATCTGTAGTCATTCCAACCATTAAATTTTTAATGGCTTGTTGTTGTAGCATTGTGGACATTTGCCTTTGGTATTCCACAGATACTAACTTAGATATTGCAAGCATCTGCTCCATTCTTATTGCTGCTGGATCTTTTACGGCAGTAATTGGTCTATTTGCACCACCTTCACTTGGTTTAGCTTTTACATCATAAACTCCAACATCAATTTTTCGCCATTTTTCAACAAAAGTAATAGCATCATCATTCAATTTTTTTAATTTGGCTTCCATTTGAGTGGTATTAATATCGCCAAATACTCTATCTTTTACAATCCCAATATATTCAAAAGATTTTCCAACTAATACACCAGCACCCCAAAGACCCATTAATACTTTTCTAATAGCTTCAAATACATCTTCAGCCATGCCGCCTTTAGAATTAATTGTTTCAAATATTTGATTTAATACAGGCAATACTTTTTCTGTAAAAATAAGCCCTGTCATGGTAGCTTTTTTAGCTAATTTATCATGTAAATCTGCTGCATTAGCTACAGCATCAGCAAATCTATCAAATTCTTGAGTTCCTTCTTGTATAAGTTTATTAAAACCTTCTACTTCAGTTCCTCTAAAACCTTTGCCAAGCAAAGCTAAACTAGCACCAGTTTGACTAGCTTTATCTCCTAATTTAGACATCCCATTTACTGATTTTTGAAATAAATCTTCTGTAGATAATTTGCTTAATTCTTCTACACTTACTCCAACCCTTTTAAATGCATCTACAAGTGCTGGTGAACCTTGAAGGGCTTTATCAATATTATCTGAAAACTTAACTAAAACTTTGCCAGCATCTTCAGCATGACCACCAGACATTTCTAGTGCATCGCTAATTTGTAAAATTTTGGAAATGCCTATTCCTGTGGCATCAGATAAATCAGACATTGCATCAGAAAATTCTAATGCTTTATAAGTCATGGCAGCTATGCCAACACTAGCAACATCAATAGCAAGATTGGAAAATTCTTTTAATTTGGATTTAGCTTCATTTAAACCTTTTGTAAATTCAGCTATATCAATCCCTAAAATTACCCCTAGTCGTGCTACATTTTGTGCCATTTTCTAATTTCCTTTGAATAACTGACTAGGTGCTCCGGGATGCATCATTGCAAATGCAAGTAAATTGTCGCTAACTTGTTGTTGCTTTTGTTCTTTAGTTAATGGTGGATATAGATAATCATATACTTGTGGAATAATATCTTGTAGTTTAAATGATGGTTTACCTTTTGGCAAGGTAGTATTAAAATGTCCAGCAGTCAAAACTCCTATAGTTTCTATTATTCCAAGATTGCCAATAATGCCATCATGAAACATAATGCATATATCCGCAAAAGTCTGCTCATCAATATTATCTGGATCAGTCCCATGAGCAGTCAAATAGGCTTTTACTTGTCTGCGAACTGACCCAATTACTTTCCCCTAGTTTCTTTATAATTAGGAGAAATAGTATCGCCAATTAAACCAATTAATTCTAATTGAATTGAGAATGGGAATAATTCTTCAATCATTTCATAGGTAATTGTATTCATATCAAAACCTTGTTCTTCTGGAACAAGAAATTTAAATAAAGTAGTAATTCGCTTTTCTGTTAATGCTTTATTTTTAGCAGCATCTTTTAATGATTTACCTTTAATAATAATATCATTATCTGTATATTCAATTTCACTATCTTCTTTTGCTTTATCTTTATTTTCAATTAATTCTTTTGATAATTCTTGATAATATTTATTAATAATGCTTTCATCAACAATATCCATATTTTTTTGAATTAACTCAAATTCAGAAGTTAATGGCAATTTGACTTTAAAAGTATGCCCCGCAAATTCAAAAGACCTAGTCCGGATTGCTTCTTTTTGTTCTGCAAATTTACTTCCTAATGCTTGTGCAAATTGATTCATTTTTAGCCTTTCTTAGCTTGTTTTGCTTTATATTTATCTAATGCTATTTTTAAAGATTCTGCCAAAGAATTTAAAACTGGCTGAGTGCTAGTTTCCATTGCTGGGCGCATAAATGGTTTTCCTGCCATTTTAGCTGTGCCAAATTCATTAGCTACTGCTCTTGCATCACTAGCAATACCAACTTCTTTTTTGCCAGTTTTTTGATTAATAAACTTTTTCTTTTTTAAAACACTACCGGGAGCAGTAGTAACTGTGCCAATGACTACATCTGTAGGATTGACATAGATTGATCGCTTATCTCTGCCTGTAGGCTTTCTAGCTTCAATTCTAAGAGATGCTCTAAGTCCACCAGTATCTACTGGCACTAGATTTTGTGCTTTTTCTAATACTGGTTTCATAGCCAGCTTTACAGCATTATTTAAAATCTTTTTGGTATCTTTTTCGCTAAAATCATCTTTTATTTCATTTAGCATTTGAGTAAATTCATCAATCCCCTCAAATTTAATAGATATTACATCAGCCATTTCCATCACCCTTGATTAATTTTTGATATATGGAATTATTTAATTTAATTACATAATCAGCGATTTCATCAGGGGAAAATTTATCAGCATGGTACTTAGCAATTTCATGCGCTAAATAAATGCCTGTAATGCGCTGTTGGGCAAAACCAAACCAATTCTTTACTCCTGAATTGGCTTGGCTTAGTAGATAACTTAATAAATCTGAACTATTCTCTATTTGCATCTTTTAATTCAGTCTTATCTTGTTTTGCAATAACAGTTGTTTCCACTACTACTGGATTAAATGGATCATTTCCATCAGCTAGGCATTTGGCAATAGCTTCATCGACATCTGCCACATCGTAGGTATTACCATTAGCAAATTTAATTTTCATAATATTAAGTGTTGTTTGACCAACCATAGAGATTGCCACGAGGATGAACTGTAAATACGCATTTAGCTTCAGCACCGGGTTGAGCATCAATTTTAAATTCTGATACACGACCATTGAAAGCATAAGCAACAGTATTAGAGCCAGAAACAGCAGCTATTACAAATGTACGATCAATAACTCCACTATAAGCATCGCCACGCATTAACAATAAACCAGCATCGCTTGGATTCCAAGCTGCTGTAATTGTCATAGAAGTAGGAGCAGATTGTGTAGGGATTTTGTCGCTTTGACGGCTACCAGCAACCATAAATGAAGCAGATGCATCATCTTGACCAAAAGCAGGGATAGCTTCAACATTTAACACTTGACCAGAAGCACCAGTACCATTAGCTGTTGTACCAACAATACCAGCTACTTGTGCTGTCCAAGTCGATAATTGACTAAGTGTTAATGGTGTAGGTGTTGCAGAGTTTTGACACCATAGCGATGCTGCAAATCCGGGTAAAACTTGATTTGGGAGAGCCATTTTGATTCCTTAAAAAATAATTAATAAATTCTTATGCTGGAATATCTAAGGTGCAATCCATCACTATCTGTTGCAAACCTACAGTATTATCATATGTATTATAAAGCATTACTACATCGGCTTTGGCAATATAAAATCCAGTACTACCACCAAATTGCCCATTATATCCATGTAATGATTGTAATATGGAATTGGCAATATTAAAAGCATCTGCCATTTCTTGTGAATGAATGGATATTTGAAAGGTTGGGCGATCTATGCCTTTGTTGTTTTGATTAACCCCTGTATATACCGGTTGATGAACATTCCTTAATTGCCAAGTAATAAACTTAGGCTCAGAAGCAAAATTTCTATTAAAATTGGCATAAACAGGCACAGGAGTAACAATATTAACCAATTGATATTGGATTGCCTTGGCATAGTTATATATATTATTTTGGCTCATACTGGCACAATCGGATCATTTCTATAGCAATAAAAAATAACAGACATACGATCATCTGCTTCTACAGCACTTTCAATTCGCCAAGCATGATTTCGCCAAGTAAATGAATATAATGGCTGATTATCAACAATAGATTGAATATTAGGGGTAAAGTTAAGTTTAAAATTAACTAAATCAGTATATATTCTTTCTTCTTTAGTAATATTTAAAGAATTTTTAACAGAATGGACTAATGCCCTTGTAGCAAACCAAGGGGTTATAGTTGTAGTATATTGCCCAATTTCATTAACTGAATTGGTTACACGATTTACTTCTATTTGCTCATAGCGAGTAATTGCCATTTACATCACCAAAGATTTGTAAGGGCGCAACAATTGTGCAACACCAAATGGAATCTCACTTAAATTATTTACAACAGTATTGCTACGATTGTTATATAAATGGGTTAAAAGAAGCAATCCAGCTTGTTTAATTACAGGATATTGTGCTAATGGATTGGCTTTTGTTTGATAAACAACAACAATTGGGCTAGTCATTACAGTATTTACTGAATTTGGCATCCCATTAGTTACTACAATTTTATTGCCTGTAGGATCATAATAATAATCAGTAGATGACAAAGCAACCAAAGTTGGTGGAGTATTGCCATTGTAATAAGATACTGAAGTAACCACTACACCAGCTTGACTTTGATTATTTTGAGATACTTCTGGCAAGTCTAGGCACATTTGAGTACCAGTACTGTTTGTAGCCCCATAGTACGCTTTGTAAGTGATTGGGAATATGGACATACCTAAGTAGTCCTCAATCGCCATACGAGTCGCTAATTCAATTCCAGCCAAATAATTATCTTGGCTTGTATCTTCAAACAAATTTAATTGTTGGGTGATCTGGTCAAGAGTAAGCCAGCCAGTTTGAATGTCCCGGCTTACTTGCTCAACTTTCTCATACGAATATGGATTTCTAGATGATCCCAAATAGGGACTAGCTGTTAAGCTATCTAATGACATATTAGCCTACCAATCTAACACCAGCAAAAACATCTCGAATTGTGCTAACTACCCGCTTTTCAGCAAATAAAGTAATAAATCCGGGTGCAGTTTGATCCAATCTTTGAATATTCATTTCTTCACGATCAGCAATAGTCAAAAATCTTTCCCATTCAGCCAAATAAACTGGAAAATTACCAGAAGCCGCAGTTTGCATATAAGGGTTAGAAATAACTTTGTGTCCAAAAATATAAAGTGCTGCGCCACCATCATCATCTCCAGTTTCAACTAATAATGGAGCACCACCAGTAGAACCTTTGAGTTTACGCAAAGCACCAATAGTAGTTGGATGCATCATCCAGCAAGTAGTAGGTTTGTATAGGTATTGAGGTGGCAATGCTGCTTGCAAATTAGCCAAATCATCATAAGAAACTGCTGAAGCAGATCCTTGAGTTACTTGCAAAACTGTATGCAGACCATTAGTGATAGCAGAACCATTTGAACCAAAAGCTGCGGCAGAAGTTGAACCAGAATAGCTATTTAAACCACGCAAACCAGCAGTAGCACCATAATTTGCAGTAGTAGATCCAGATTGATCATTGTTGTACATCATAGAAAGGGCTTCTTGTTGAGCAAACTGCAAAGCTATGTCTGTAACAATAGTTTCTTCCAAATAATTTACATCAGATAATACTGCTGTACGAATTGGTGTAGAAGCATTTAATACACGAACTGGAATTTGCCAAAATTGGACAGCTTCACCAGTTGTTGCATTGTTATCATTTAAAGGATAACCCCAAGGGTTATTTGTGCTAACTTGAATATCAGTAACATTACCAGTATTTAAAACAAAGGCTTCATTTGAGCCAATTGTAGTAATTACTCTTGCGCCAGCCATACGCAATGGATTTCCATAGCGCAATGCGGCAAATGCATCATCATAAATTACACGACCACCAACCCCTGAACCAGAACCAGTTAAGGCTGATGCTTCTTTTAAGTTTACTTTTGCTTTGCCATCAACAATGGCTTCCTTAACAGCTTCGAGAACTAGATTAGTTGTCATTTTTAATTCCAATAAAGATTAAAGAAGGGGGGCTTTTGACCCCCCATTCTATTAGGTTGCAGTACCAGTAGAACGATAACGAATAATAGAGAATGGATCAACAACAGAAGTTGCTAAACGCTTTTCGCCATAGAAAGTAATCGAACCGGGCAAAGTCTGGTCATATCTACGCATAATCATATTTAAACGATCAACAATGGTGAAGCCTTTTTGGAAATCACCAAAATACATTGGATACAAGCTAGTTGTACCAGCAGAACCAGTAGATGCTTGTGAAGGATTGTTCAAATACTTATTAACAACAACATTAAAGCCAAGTAATTGACCAACAATGCCATCAGCACGAGCTAAACCATCAACATAGATTGGGCGACCTTGTGAGTCAACCAAGCCACGAATTTGTTGAAGCAATACTGGGTTAATAACAAATACTGCTGATTCTGTCCAATATTGTTGTGGCAAGCTGTAGATGAAGTTGATAACATCTTTATAAACAATGTTAGCTGCACCAACAGTATTACCATTAGTTGTTAATTGGTCATAAGTAGCGATGCTATGCAAGCCACTAGAAGAACCAGTACCAGAAGTACCAAAAGCTGCTGTAGAGATTGTGCCACCAGCATAAGATGAATTAGCACCAGCATATTGATTTAGACCACGCAAACCATTTGTTCCACCATAAGTATTAGGTGAATCAGTTTGATCTGAGTTCAAAATCATAGATTGGGCTTCAACTTGGCTAAATTCAGCCAGCATATCGCTAACAACATTGCTTTCCAAACCATCAATATCATCCAAAGCGGCTGTACGGATTGGGAACTGTACATTCAAGTCTTGCAAAGTTAATTGCCAGATATTTGTGTTTTCAGTTGTAGGAGAGCCGTTGTTTTGAATTGAATAGCCCCAAGTAGCACCAGCATTACCAACTTTTGCTCTGAATTGATAAGTAGCACCATCAGTAGCAACAGCACGAGCAACACCACGCATAGGATTTAGCAAGCGCAATGGAACGAATACTGGGTCATAGGCAGTACGACCACCAATACCAGCACCAGAGCCAGTTAATGCAGATGCTTCTTTGAAATATGCATCATATTGACCAGCATCTTCAAACATTTTGATTTCTTTTTGTACTTTAGCATCGCTATCTACAAAAGATTTCAATTGCTCTTTAACCATGCGATTAACTTCAGCACCAATAGACTTGTAAGTCTTAATTGCTGGAGTTGCACCCATTTGACTAACTTTAGCTTCCAAAGCAGCAACTTTTTCTTCAAAAGATACAACTGCTTCTTCAACTTTTTTTACTGCTTCAGCTTTGCCTTCTTCAATCTTAGCAACTGTATTTGCTTCGATTTCATCTAGCTTTGCAATGATTTGCTCAGACATGATATTTCCTTTATTTAATGCGATTAGATAATGCTTTCAACAAATCTCTTTCCTCTAAGGCTTTGAGAATTGTATCGGCTTCATTTACCACCGCTTCAGGCTCACCCTGTTGTGGGGTATCTTTAATATCTTCCTTAACAACATCACGCTGTTCAAGAATTTTCTTAAAGACAGAAGATGCGGTGGTCGCACCCTTCTTGGAAAGACCAGCATCACGCAAGGCTTCCTCAACTATGCGAGGATTTAAATGCCCTTGGGCATCAAAACACTCTAATTTCATTACTTCTGCTTGTGGGTTGTTAGGATACATAACAACTGAGATTTCACGCAATCCACCTTTGGTAATCTGAAAATATCCTTCATCTGCACAATCAGGATCGCATGGATTACCATCAGCATCTACCATTACAGCTTCATCTGCATAAGCACCAACAGAAACTCCACCAAATAAATTAGGAGATTCTTTTAAAACTTGATAAACATCTGAACCAGCAGATGTATTCATAAATAATCGACCTTTAGCAGTCATTCCTGATTCGTCAAAGTTAATTTCATCCCATTGACCTACAGGCATCCCCATATCATTGTGATTTAGAAACATAGGCATAGGTTTGCCAGCTTTGGCAAATTCATCAGCCCATTGTGCAAAACCTTCTGGCTGATAGTTAAACTTTCGACCATCAGCACCTTCTCTAGCACCCCAAGTAGTTGCTCTAGCTTCAATCTTCCCGCTTGGCTGTGCGCTTTCTGAGGATTGGTTTAGGCTTAGTTTTGCTTCGCAAAGGAAATTTAGGCTCTGATTCATTGATAATCCCATTTTTAATAGATTGATTATTATCTTGTATTTTAGGGGATTTTACTAATTTTGTTGGTAGTTTAACATTATTTTTATGTAACTGATAACCAAAAATTTTAAGTACCTTATTAATTGTATCCATTTTATTTACCTATATTCATTTTTTTTGTTTGATTACCACCACCCCCACCAGTATCTTGTGGAGAGCTACCGGGTAATGCTTGTACTTTTGCTACTTTACTTCCTGTTGGAACATTTGTAGATTGTATTGCACTTGGATTTGTAGAAAGTAATTCATCTGCCCCATCCATTTTAGGCATATTCATATATTCTCTAGCTTCATTAGGGGTCATAATGCCACCAGCAACACCAGCATTAACAAAATTCATTTGATCTAATGGAGAACCTTTTAAAAAGTCTTTTGTATCAAATCGAATACAAAGATTAGGATAACCCTTTAATAAATGGCGATTCATCCCTTGCTCAATATTAATTACCATTGGATACATAGTAGTTTTATAGAATTCATCTAATAATGTCTGTGTATTATTAAATTTACCTACATCTAAACCAAGCATTTGAGGTGGCACACCAAATAAAGCACAAATTCGCTTAGTGGTTTGCTCTTTTAGCTTTGCTGCATCAGCATCTTGCAGGGTTAGCATATTAATTGGGTTATAAGTCATGCCTTGATCTAAAAGCATACCTTGACCCGGTTTAGATAAGTCTGTGGATTTGCTTCCTGTCATGCTTGACCATGCTTCTTTAATTCTTGCTGCTACTTCTTTAAATTTGGCATCTGGAATTACAGAAGTTGTACTAAAAATGCCAGAAGGCTTTGCACCATTTTGCATAACATAGTTAGCATAAAGGTCTATATCTTGGTCTAGAGCAACTAATTCAGTAGCTAAAATACCTTTATTAAAACCAGCAGCACCTTGCCATGCAGCTTCTTTAATATGCATTACTTGGTGCGATGCAAGCAATTCATCTTTATTAAAACCATAGCTAGGAGTAGATAGGCGATATGCTGGATAGCGAGTAGGGGTAATCTGACAAGTAATTAGAGTTGCATCAAGGTTATACATTTCTAATGGTGTAGCTACAGAATCTTGTTGATCTTTTCTCCACCATAAAGTGAAAGTTTCCCCTGCAAGGTCTTGCCACATTGACCATTGATACCAAAATTCATACTGGCTTTCAAAGTTATTGGGCATAGTAAGCAAATTAAGCACTTGTTTTGCTTTAGCTTTATCTCTTGTGCCAACTTTATCTGATTCCAAAGCATTTACAAAAGTACCATCATCTGCTCTGTACATTAATCTAATAGGTAATTGTGCTAATGCTCTAGCTTTTACACCTACACACGACATAATGGTGCTATTTCTGCTTAAAACAGACATATCTACTGTTCTACCAGCAGATGTAGCACTAGATGTAGTTACATATAAAAGTTGTTGGGAAACAGTTTGTCTGCCACCAGCACCTTGATAAATAATATTATTACCAAGTTGAGTTTGTCCAAAAAGTGTATTTGATTCAACAGAATCTACTTTTTTACTCTTGAAAACATCCAAAATTCCCATATTATTCCCCAGTTTCCCTACAATTTTATTCTATTTTATATTAAAAAGCTCTGAAACCAAAGCTATCTGAAACAAAAGGATTATCCAAACTGCAATGAGCAGCAATAATCATAGCAATGATGCCATCAACTTTAGCTGATTTATCTGCTTCATTTTTGCGAACTTTGATATTGCCATTGACATCTTCATATACTTCACAATTTCCTAATTGCCATCCTACAAATGGATTGCCATCATGCTTAATTTGTTGATTCATGATTAACTTTTCCACATATTTAGAAGGATTAGATAATACTGCCATGCCCTGACCCACTTTTTTAACTGGTATTCCGGCATCATATAATCTAGCCACAAGGGATGCAGCATTGTAGGCATCATATCCAACTTCTTTGACATTATATTTTTCACACTCCATTTTTATGTAATCAGATATTTCTCTATCATCCATTACATTACCTTCTGTTAATCTTAAAATGCCAGTATTTACTGCAACCCTAAATATATCTTGATAATGCTTTGGTATTAACTCATACCCAGCTTCAGGTAAAAAGAATTTCCAATGGGCTTCATAATCTAATTCGCCAAATCGCTTTAAAGTGCAAACTGCATTTAAATCCCTTGTAGCTGCTAAGTCAAAGCCAATAAAGACTGCTTCTGGTTCACCTCTATCTTGTTTAATAAGACATTCTGCTTTATCCCAATGATTTCTATCTACCCATGCTGTTTGTGCGCTGACATAGATATTAAGGGTTTTACAAAGAAATTCATTTAAAGCGGCTGGCTTTGCTTTAGCTTCTTCTGCTCTTTGCACAATAGCATCTTCAAAAATGCTAATTCCATGCATAGGATTGGCTTTTGCCCAAGTTTTAGGATCTCGCCAATCATCCTGTGGATCTAAGGCATATAGCAAACCAAACCATCTAGGATTATCTGTTGCTTCGCCATTAAGCATAGATTCCAGCATAGACATATCTTCAAAAAACTTAGTATCTTTAGTAAAGCTGGCAGTTGTAATATAGATTCGCAATGGATTTTGCCGGGCAACCATACCTGAGTGCAAAACCTCAATTGAGTTTCTATCTATAATTTGTGCAGCTTCATCTACGATTACACAAGATGGATTCTTACCATCCCCGGTCTTTTTTGTATCCCGACTAAGTGCTTTAAACATAGTTTGACTATCTCCAAACTTCCCTATTTGATATTTGCTAACAGTAAATAGGCTTGATATTTCTTTGGGGCTAGATTCTATAAATCCTTTGGCGGCATCAAAAACTATAGATGCTTGCTCTCTATTGGTTGCCAAAGTAAACACCTCTGCACCAGCTTCTCCACAAGCTAATTCATAAAGGGCAAGGATAGCAGTAAGGGTTGATTTGCCAGCTTTTCTAGGAATGTAAAGAATGACATCAGTTACCATCCTTTTGCTATGGTCTTTCTTTGCTCTAAAGCCATAGATGGCACAGATAAAGAAAATTTGGAATGGCTCTAGGACTACATTCTGTCCAGCTTGATGCCCCTTGGTATGCTTCAGCAGGGAAGCAAAGCCTAGTAAATGATTGGGGTAATCTGGGTCAAATTCCCATTCCCATTCTTTATTTTCATATTGATTCAGGAATCGCTGGCAAGCAAGCCTAACATTTCTGCAAACTTCAATCTCACCTTTGGCTACCTGATTAGCATATTGGATGCCATCTAAATAATTCATACATTTATTCTGTTTTTTGCTATTTCAAAAAAATAAGGTTCTTGTTCAATACCTATAAACTTACGACCTAAATTCTTACAAGCTACGCCAGTTGTGCCAGACCCCATGCAATTATCAAGCACCATATCACCTTGATTTGTATAGGTTTTTACAAGGTATTCCATTAATTCAACAGGTTTTTCAGTTGGATGAAAACGATTAGACCTAGTTGCTGGATATTCTAAAATGTTAGTAGGAAAATATTGGTCATTAAATTTATATATTGATTTGATACCTGTTTGTATTGCACTTGACTTTTTTGCACCGCCTTTAATTCTTAATTTTCCTGTTCTCATTTGAGGATTATATGTATAAGTGCCTTTATCAGCAAAAACCAATATATCTTCTGTTATTTTTAAAGGTACATATTTAGCATTTGCAAAAGAACCGCTTTGCTTTTTATTCCATATCCATTTAGTTTTATACCAAGATGGGTTACTCATGGCTAAAGCACAAGTAAACAAATCAGCACAAAAAAGCACTATTGGTTTGTTTGGTTTGATAACCCGCTTATATTGCGCCCAAAGGGGTTCAAAAGGTATTACGCTATCCCATTTACAGGCTGTAGTGCCATAAGGCAAGTCGCAAATAATAGCGTCTATAGACTTATCAGGGATGGTTTTCATTAACTCTAAGCAATCCCCTTGTCTTAAATCAATCAACCTTTTACACCTCTTAAAAATTTGGATACTGCTGAGTTGTCATCAGTATTACCTTCTGTCTTATTTAATCTACCTCTAGGGGTTAGCCCTAATTCATTCATTAATTGTATTACTAACTTTAAGCAGTTGTTTCTAATTGATATGATTGGATTGGGTGCTAGTGTCTTTCCATCATTTGTAGAAATAACTAAATCACTACCTACTAGTTGCATATTGCAAGCTACATACATATCAATCTGATCTGCCAGCATAGCCAAAGTATGCTTATCTTGATCTGAGCCAATGCCATAGACATCATAAAGATAAGTTGCTGTTTCGGCTACAAAGGTTGCTTTATTCCATGATAAGGGATTGGTCATCCACTCTGCTTCAGGGATTCTCTTTTTAACTGATTCAGGCAAAAGAATAGCTGTGTGCTCTGGCTTTGTGCCATGTACGAGGTGTAGTTCTGTTGGTATTTTATTCATAAGTGTATGTTATATGCAACACCCCCCTTTTGGCAACCCCTTTTTTGCTTAATTGGG